TGAAGTATTGCATGGCTGGGGGTAAAATCCTTAAAGGGCTGCAAAATCGCCGTATTGACGAGCGCGCCCTATTTCTCTCATAGGATACTTGATGACCACACCGTCCTACGTCCTGACATACGACAGCCTAACGAGCACGGTGCTTCAGTACCTTGAGCGTAGTGACCCCGCCGTCGTCGCTTTTATCCCGGTGGCCATCACTTTGGCCGAGTTTGAGATCGCCCAAGACATCAAGACGCTTGGCCAGATGGAGGTGGTGGACTCCACCATGAACGCAGGCAACCCGGTGCTCGCCAAGCCCGCACGCTGGCGCAAGACGGTCTCTATGACTATGGTGGACGCCACCGGCGCCAAGACGCCCATGTACCTGCGCAAGCTGGAGTACCTATCGAGCTACTGGCCCAACGTCACCGCTACCGGCACGCCGCTGTACTACGCCGACTACGACTACGACCACTGGTTCATAGCGCCCACGCCCAGCGCCGCTTTCTCGTTTGAGGCGCTGTGCTACACCCGCTTAGAGCCGCTGTCCTCTTCCAACCAGACCAACTGGCTCACCCAGAACGCGCCCAACGCGATGCTCTACGGCACGCTCAAGCAGACCGCGCCCTTTGTTAAGGACGACCCCCGTTTGGCGATATGGTCGGGGTTGTTTGACACCGCCATGGCCGCTTTGAAGGCCGAGGACCAGCTCCGCATCGGCGACCGCCAAGCAATTGCTCAGGACTCTTAAACCATGACCACCTACACGAACCCGTTCACTGGCCAGACCATCAGCCCCTCGTCGGTAAGCTACGAGTCCATCACGCTATCGGGCGACACAATACTTGAGTGGCCAATTAATGGCAACATCAACACCCCGGCCAGCAGCATCATCGACGTTACGGCCGCCGCGCCGGGTTACAAGTTAGCCCTGCCGCCTGCCACGCAGGTATCGACCGGCCAGACCGTTATCGTGCGCAATATCGGCCTTTTGGCCAACACCTTCACGGTGACCGACTACACGGGCGCCACCATCATATTGGTATCCTCTGGCGTCGCCGAGTTCATCTTCCTGACCAACAACAGCACGGTCGGCGGCACTTGGTCCTCCGTGGTGCTAGGCGCGGGTACATCGTCGGCCAACGCCGCAGCGCTTGCCGGGTACGGCCTGACCCCTATCGGCCTCACCCTGAACCAGTCGTACAACACGGTCTACTACTACAGCAGCAGCCTGCTACCTTCCACCGTGCGCGCCCAGCTCGTGATATGGGGCAGCGGCGTGGGGACCTTGACCCTGCCTTCGGCATCTACTGTCGGTGCAAACTGGTTCTGCATGATCCGCAATGGCGGCACGGGCATCTTGACGCTCACCCCAAGCGGCTCAAACACCATCGACGGCAACGCCAACCAGCAGCTCCAGCTCACCGAGTCACTGGTGATCGTCTCTGACGGCTCAAACTGGAACACGTTTGCCTATGGCCGCTCTAACAGCTTTGCGTACACCCAGCTATCTTTGTCGGTGACCGGGGGGACGACCACGCTGACCTCGACGCAAGCGGCCAACACCATCCAGTATTACGCCGGAACGCTGACCAGTAACCAGATCATCGTGGTCCCATCCACGGTGCAGTTCTACATCATCACCAACAACACCACGGGGTCTTTCTCCTTCACGGTTAAGACCGCTGTGGGCGGCGGCTCGGTGGCCACGATTGGCCAAGGCGTCACGGCGTCCTTGGTGTGCGACGGGACCAACATATTTAGCGTCGGGTCGGGCGCGGGCGGCGCCATCAACTACTCCACGGTCACGTTGGGCAACGGCTCCCTGAGCGTGCCGTCGCTCAAGTTCTCTGGCGACCTAAATTCGGGTCTGTACCTACCAAGCACCGGCCAAGTGGGCTTTGTGCTGGGCAACGCCCAAGCCGGGTACTACGACTCCACGGGCTTTACCATAACCGGCAAGGTGGCCGCTGGCGGCGCCGTATCGGGCACTACCGGCACGTTTACGTCAGGTATCCAAGGCGGGGCCTTTTAATGACCAAAAAAGTCATCTCGATGGAGGTCCCTCCGGGGATACAGCGCGACGGCACGGTGCTAGATTCGCCCTGCTACGTGGACGGGCGCTGGGTTCGTTTCCAGCGCGGCAGGCCCCGCAAGATCGGTGGCTACGACGCCATCTTCTTGAACGGCACTAACGTATCACGTGGCATGGCCATGACCGCCGTTAACGGCTTTAACTACGTGGTATCTGGCTACAGCGACGGTGTAGAGCAGTGGATCACCGGGACAAGCGGCGGACTGGGTTCTGGACCGTACCAGTACACCATGTCCAACTTCACTGCTAAGACGAGCAACCTGTGGCAGTTTGACATCGCCTACGACTCCACCGGGAACAACACCAATAACTTGGTAGGGCATCCGGGACAGAACCTACAGTACATCACCTCGACCGTTGATACACCGGTGCTGTACTCTGAATTTCCCGGCAACTACGCAAGCCTTACGTGGTCCAAGGTTGGCCAGTTCACGGCAACTGGCGCTACGATAATTAGCACCAACACGTTTACCCTAGCGGCGAACAACGTGCGCGTGGCCGCTGGCCAGAGCATCAGCGGCGCGGGCATCCCCTCGGGGACTACGATCACACTGGTGGTGGGCACTACTGTCACGATGTCCGCCGCAGCGACAGCCTCGGCGACTATCACGGCCACCTTTGACAACAACATCGCCGTATCCGGCGGGTGCGTGGCCATCCACCCGTACCTGTTCGTGTACGGCAACAACGGCCTGATCCGTAACTCCAGCGCTGGTGACTTTTCCAACTGGGTCAGCCCAGACGCCAACGCAACCAACGTGGCCACCGGCAAGATTGTCAAGGGGCTACCTATCCGTGGCGGCTCCACGTCGCCTTCTGGCCTGTTTTGGGCCGTTGACGCCCTGATCCGTGTGAGCTTCCAACCCTCGTCCTCGGGCGGCGTGAACTACTACTGGGCCTACGACCTTGTGAGCAGCCAGACCTCGATCATGTCGTCCAGCTCGGTCGTTGAGTACGACGGCATCTTCTACTGGGCTGGTGTGGACCGTTTCCTGTCTTACAACGGTGTGGTGCAGGAAATCCCCAACAGCAACAACCAGAACTACTTCTTTGACAACGTCAACATGACCCAGCGCCAAAAGGTATGGGCCACCAAAGTGCCGCGCTACGGCGAAATCTGGTGGTTCTACCCCAAGGGCGATGCCACCGAATGCACCGACGCGATCATCTACAACGTGCGCGACAAGACGTGGTACGACGCTGGCCAAGCTGTTGGCGCACGCCGCTCTGCTGGCGTGTTCTCGGAAGTGTTCCCTAAACCAATCTGGGCAGGCAACGAGCCCAACACCGCAGGCAAGTACACGCTGTGGCAGCACGAGACCGGCGTGGATAGCATCTACCTGACCAACGTGGACGCCGTGCAGAGCTACTTTGAGACCTACAACATCGGCACGCTGGGCGGTCTGGTGGGCTCGGTCCAGCAGCCGGGCGACAACCTGTGGACCCGTATTGAGCGCATTGAGCCTGACTTTATTCAGGAGGGCGACATGACCGTGGTGGTCACAGGGCAAGGCTACGCCGATGACACCGTGGTGGAATCCGATCCGTATGTCTTTGCTCCTGACACGCTCAAGATTGACATGCGTGAACAGCGCCGCGAGATGCGGCTGCGCTTTGAGTCGAACACCGCTGGTGGTACGTACCAGACTGGCCGCGTGCTGCTGTCATTGACCACCGGCGATGTACGCGGAACGGGCAACCCATGATCCCCATCGTTGAATCAAAGCAGGTCTACGACCCACGAAACTTGACTTGGGATACTTGGTGCGCGCTCATGGCCGAGCTATTTGCTGCCAACCAGTTAGGGACCGTGCCCGAGAACCTTTGGACCACTTGGGCTGATGCAATCGCTGGCATTGGTCGGTTCCCAAGCGTTCCTGACAGCCGCAACTTTGCGACTTGGCAGGACTGGGCGTTTGCGTTTAACAACGCCTTGCGGAGATAGAGTATGCCTAGAGATTACATACCTACGCCTGAAGAACAGTATCAAGCAAGTTTGCCTTGGTTTGTACAAGAGTTTCCGGGCCAATACACAGCTACGACTTACAACGGTCAACCCGGTTGGGCAGATGCTACTGGTCAAATAAGTAGCTCAACAGGTGCAATTCTTTATAAACCACCGGGTTGGCAAGAATACCAAGATGCCTTAAAAGCCGCGCATCCGGGAACAGGAGAGAATTTTTTTGATGTAATGAAAAGCGGCGCTACGGCATTGGCGCACGAACCGCTAGTTGGTGTTGCTTTGTCTTTTGCCCTCCCCGGTGTAGGTTCCGCTATCACGGAAAGTATAGTTTCCGCTGGAATTATGGCCGCTGGGCCTGCGGCAAATCTTGTTGGTATGGGCATAGCGAATGCCGCTGTAAACATAGCTCAAGGCCAGAAACCTGAAGACGCGATTAAAAATGCACTCATCAGCACCGGTGTAAACATAGCGTCCCCTGAGATAAACAATGCTGTAAAAAGTGTTGTTACAAATCCCACTGTAGCCAACGCCATCACAAATGCAGGAACAAATGTCCTAAAAACTGCGGCCTCCGGCGGGACTGATGAGCAAATAAAAAATTCATTAATAGCAAGTATTGCTAGTAGTGGGGCAACTGCCGCAGTTAACACCGCTGTAACTGGTCTTGACCCAACCACGGCTAATGTACTTGGCGCGACCATTAGCGGCGCTATAAACAACGGGGCAAAAGGTGCTGTAGAGGCAGCGGCTCGTACTTACGGAAGTTCATTTTTTGGAGGATCAGGAGGGGGTGGCGGTTCTTCTAGTTCAGGTCGGTATTCTGGACTTGATACTTTGGCGCCGGTGTCAGAGTACCCAATAGCTGCAACGGATAACACATCGGTA